AGTGGGGCTGGTTGAGCGCAAACGAGATCCGGCGCGATGAGGACATGAACGAGATCCCCGGCGGCAATGCTTTTCTTTCGCCGCTCAACATGCAATCGGTCGGCTCGGGCGCGCAGCATGAGCCGCAACGGGTGGATGGCGCGGCGGCGGAGAATGCGGGAACCGCCGAAGCCGGGACTCTGGGAGGAGTCGAGTGATGCCAGCAATACGTTCGCATTCCACGGAAACCACGGACGCCGCATGGGACGCGGCGGCGGTGAGGCGCAATATACCGGAAGACGCGACCGAGGCCTTTTACCGCAGAGTATTCGCGTACCAGGACCCGGACGGCGATCCCGATGTCATGTCGACTTACTCTTATCCGCACCACATGGTTACGACGGCGGGCGAAGTGGGGGCGGCCAATACGCGGGCCTGCTCGAACGGGATCGCGGCGCTCAACGGCGGGCGCGGCGGCCACTCTCTCTCCGCCGAAGACCGGCGCGGCGTCTGGAGCCACCTCGCGCGGCATCTGAGGGACGCCGACATGGAACCGCCCGAGCTGCGCGAGCTGGACGACGCCGAAGTGGAGTACAAAGGCTTTCATTTCGAAGTGTTCATGGAGAAGGACATCGCGGTGGCGAATGACTGCTGCCTGTTCTCGGGCTATGCTTCGACCTGGACGAAGGACCTCGCCGGCGATCAGGTGAAGCCGGGGGCCTTCGCCGATTCGATCCGCTCGACGAAGGGCATGGTGCCGCTGCTTTACAATCACGACCGCGACAACTGGATCGGACTTTCGACGCGGCTCTCCGAAGACCAGCGGGGCCTCGCCATCGAGGGCGAGATCGACCGCTCGACCTCGCGCGGCGGCGACGTCTTCCGGCTGCTGAAGATGAGCGAGCGAATGAACTATCGCGTGGGGCTTTCGATAGGCTTCGTGCTGCGCGATTTCGATTACGATAACGGTACGCGGATGCTCAAAAGCATCGATCTCTGGGAGGTTTCGTTCACGCCGTTTCCGGCCAACGCGAACGCCCACGTCAGTGAACTCAAGTCGCTCCGGAGGCTGGAGCGCTTCCTGCGGGACGCAGGCAATTACAGCCGGTCGGAGGCCAAACGCATCGCGGCGGGCCTCGATCAGGCTGAAATCGGGCAGGACTCCAGCGGGACGCTGGACAGCGCTTTTCTGAACCACGCCATGGAGGCGATCAGAGGAAAGCGCTATGGGCCTGACGCCCGAACAGTTCATCGAGACCATCCGCACGGAATGGAAGGCGGACCAGGAGAAAAGTCTCAGCGCTGAGTCCCAGGCGCGCGAAGCGCTGAAGAAGCAGCTGGACGATCACCAGGCCTTCGTCAAGAAAGGCTTCGAAGACCAGCAGGCTTACATCCGCTCCATCATAGAGAAGTCGGCGCGTCCGCCGTTTTCCGGCGCAGGCGAGCTGGTCCCGCTCTCGCTCGGCGAGCGCTTCGTTCAGTCCGAACAGTTCAAGTCCGCCGACAAGCACGGGCGCTTCTCGATCAAGGCCACCTTCGAGGGGCAACCCATCGCCACGCCGCCGGGGCGCGCGCCGGGCGCGGGACAGCCGCGCGAGGACGGGAACGGCATCCCGCCCTTCATCAACTCGACCAATACCGGCTGGCAGATCTGGCCTTACTGGATCGGCGTGGTGCGCGATCCGGAATTCCCGCTGCTGCTGCGCACGCTGATCGACGTTATCCCCATCAACTCGACCAACGCCGTCGAGTACGTGACCGAGGATTTCCCCTGCAACGCCGGTTATCAGCTGCTCGAAGGCGACCGGAAACCGCAGGGCCACACCACGTACACGCCGCATATCGCGACCGTCGTCACCATCGCCTGGTGGATCAAGATTTCGCGCCAGATGATGGACGACGTTCCGACCATCGTGACGTCGATTAACAACCGTCTCGTGCGCTGCATCCTCGAAAAGGAGGAGCGCGAGCTGCTGATGGGCGAGGGAACGCCGGGCACGCTCAAGGGCATCTTCCCGGTGCTCGCTGAATCGGGCGTCCCCGAGATCCCGGCTCCGGCGGGCGCGGGCACGCCGCTCGATCAGGTGCTCATGGGCATCGCCCAGGTGCGGGCCAACAACTTCCAGCCGGACGTGATCGTGCTCAACGGCGTCGACTGGGCGCGCATGCAGGGCCTGAAGAATTCCTTCGGCGGCTATCTGCTGCCGGGCCTGCCGGGCATGGCGGGCTTTTCCACGGCGGGCGGCGCGGGCCAGCTGTGGGGCCTGCCGGTCGCGATCACGCCCGGCCTTCCCCAGGGCCGCTTTCTCGTAGGGCAGTTTCGCGGCACGTGCGCGATCTTCGACAGACAAACGGTCAACATCGAAACGGCGAACCAGAACGAGGATGATTTCATTCGAAATTTGATCGTGATCAGGGCGGAAGAGCGGCTGACCTTCGCGGTGTTTCAGCCGAACGCTTTCGCCACCGGCGATTTCTCGGGCTTCAATTTCAATGGCGCGCCGCCTGCGCCGCCTGCGCCGGAGGGCTTCGAGGGACGCGGGCCGAACGGCGGCAGACGCAGAGGCGCGGAAGGAGGCGCATAAATGCGCGTGGAGCTGGTGAAGGACGTAACCAATCAGTCGGGTTCGGTCATGCGCGCCGGTCTCGTGGTCGACGTGCCCGCCGAAGTCGGGCTGCGGCTGGTGGCCGAGGGCGACGCCATCGAGGTGAAGGACCTGGGCGACGCGCCCGAACGGAAAGAGCAGGAAGAGCGCGGCGCGGACGAACAGCCCATCGAGGACGAAGAGGCGGAGGAGTAAGTGTACCCATCCTGCTGGCCCTGGTGGCAACAGCCGAATATCTGGTGGCCTCACTGCCGGATGGCCATCCAGCCGCAGAATCCAAACTGGAGCTGCCAGGACCAGGACAACTTCATCCGCAACATGGTCACGCAGATCACCGGGGGCGCGGTGATCGGCGAGAGCGCGGGCGCATTCGCATGGGGAAGACACTCCGAAACGCCCGCGCTCATGCTCGATGAGATCAAGACGCATCTGCGCATCGAGCCGGGGATCGCGGTCGAGGACGTCTATCTGATGTTTCTCGAAGCGGCGGCGCGGCATTTCGCCGAGAACGCGCTTCGCTACCCGATAGATGCGCGCGCGAACCCCGCGATCAAACAGGCGATGCTGCTGCTCATCGCGGCCTGGTATCGCAACCGGGAAGCGATCAGCTCGGAAGCCATCGGCGAATACGAGCTGGCGTTTACGGCTTTGCTTTCGCCGGAAAGGGATTTTTCCGTCTGGTACTGACTTATGGCGGGACGCAGAGTAACTTCCCCTGAAGTCTGGTCGGGCGATCTCGACCGGCGTATCAGCCTGCTGCGCCCGCTCTTCAATCAGTGGCAGGACGAAATTATCGGCTGGGAAAAGGTGGCGGACGTGTGGGCCGGTTTCAATTCCACTTACGGCTACGAGATCATGGCGAGCCTGCGCACCATCATGATCGTGCAGATCACGGTCGTGATCCGCTACCGCAACGACATCGATCAGCGCTGGCGGCTGAAGGATGAACAGGGCATCACTTACGAGATCAACGGCATGCTGAACACGCTGAACCGTTATTCGCAGTGGCAGTTATTGTGTACGCGAGTCGACTGAAATGAGCTGGGAATTCCTGGACAAGGTGCGGGCCGAGATCGAAGAGGCGGGCGGATTCGCGAATCTGGTTTTCTTTCATTACCAGGTGAACCAGTCGGGCAGTCAGTTCGCCGACTACCGCACGCGCGACGGCAGAGGGCGGCGCATGTCGGAAGAGATCGTCGACGCCGAACTGAACGTGGTGAATCCGGTGCGCGCGATTCCCGGCTCGCGCATGGCCGGTTCCGAGTACGACCCGCCTTATGTTCCGGGGCAGATACCACCGGCGCACGTGATCGCGGAAGGGAGACCGGACTATGCCGCAGAAACTGGAGATCAAAGGAGTCGAGGAGCTGAAGCGGACGCTCGACAAGATAGGGGAAGCCTTCGAGATGAAGGGACGGGCGGCGGAGCGGATCAAAGACATGATGATGAAGCCCGCGAATGACATGCGGCGCGCGGCGCAGTCCATGGCTCCAGTCGCTACCGGCGCGCTGCGCGGCTCGATCAAGGCCGCGCCCATGCTGGAACGCCCCGGCGCAATTGTGTGGCAGGACGGAAGCGAAGCCGATTACGGGCGCTATGTGGAGTGGGGAACGAGTAACATGGCGGCGCAGCCGTTCATGCGTCCGGCGGTCGAGGCCACGCGCTCGACCTTCGCGTCCGCTCTCGCTTCCGATATCCCCGACATTCTCGAAGAGGCGGCGGCTCAGACGCGCTGGAAGGCGAAATGAGAATTATCGAGGATGTTATCCGGGAACTCGTCGCGGCGCTCGAACTGCCGTTCGCGAGCCGTATCTTTCTCATGCGCGCTCCGCAGGCGCCCGCGCCTTCGCCAGCGGTCCCTTATTGCGTCATGATTCCGGCGGGAACCAATCCCATTCACGGAACGCATGCGCGTTCTTATCTCATGAACCGGGTGTTCCAGTTCTCGATTTACGATTCGTCGCAGACCCGCGCGCTCTGGGTTTCGGAAACGCTCCGGCTCAAAATCGATGCGCTGCGCGGCCACTTCGGGGGCGTCAACTTCGGCGCGATTCTGTTGCGCGCGCAGACGGCGGCGGCGCCCGAAATCGCGACCGGCCTGTTTCACGTGATCAGCGATTACGAATTCATTTACAGCTTTTGCCCTGAGCCGAGCGCGGCCCAGGTAATTGCCAGTTACGCAGGAGGTTAAAGGAAATGAGTCCACAGACACCACAGAGGCCGGGGCAGCCGGTACCGCGTCCGCCCCAGCATCCCACGCAGACATTCACGCCGCGACCTCTGAGCGAGACCGGCGAACAGCAGCAGCCGCCGCGCAATCCGCAGGGGGCGCAGAATCCGCAGGGCGAACGCGCCGCGATCCGTCCCATGGCGGAAGCGGCGGGCGATTGTCTCGCCACCATCCCGCCATCCATCGTCCCGCCCGAAGTAACCGGCGCGGGCGAAGCGGGCATCGCGGCCTTCGGCACGCTGATCCAGGTGCTTTCGGATCTGGGTCCGCCGCGCGTGTTCACGACCATCGCGGGCGTGGGCGATATCGCGCGCTCGGGGCCGACGACCGACGTCGTCGATACCACCAATCACTCGACCGCGACCGCGTTCAAATCCTTCGCGCCCGGCGGCATCGATCCGGGACAGCTCACCTTCCCGGTGTTCTTCAATCCCGCCGATCCGACGCACGCGGCGATGAGTCCCTTCGGTCTCGAAAACCTGCTCACCAATCGCGTAACGACGCAGTTCCGCATCGTCAAGCCGGACTCGGGGCGAACCACGCATGAGTTTTACGGATTCGTGCAATCGCTCTCGGAAGCCTATCCGGTGGCGGGCGTGATGACGCGCGACGTGACCATTCAGATCCTCGGCCCGCTTTGCCCGGTATTCCCGATGATCACGGTTCCGCCTTCCCTCGCGCCGACAGTAGGGCCGCAGGGCCTTATGAACCAGGAGATCACCATCGCCGCGCCCGCCGACGTCACGCTCTCCTGGACCGTGTTCGCGTCCGTGCCGTGGCTGCGCGTGACCTCGCCCGTCGCGCCGGTGTTCGGCGGCCACACCATCCGCTACGACGTGCTGCCGAACGAGACGCCCAATGAGCGCCAGGGCTTTCTCATGATTGCCGATCAGCGCTACACCATCACTCAGGAAGGGACCACCGCATGAGAGCCGAACCGGCAAAGCCGATCATGATCGAAATCGGCGGCAAAGAGTATCAGTTGCGTTATTCGCTGCGCTCGCTTCGGGAACTGGAAACGCAGGGCGTCAACCTGCTCGAACAGTCCAACATGAATTCGATCTCGAAACTCAGCCTGCTGCTTTACCATGGGCTGCGCACCGAGAACCCGAATATCAGCGAAGAGTGGGTGCTCGATAACGTGGACGCGCCCGAGCTGTTCGCCATGCTTCCGGCCATGGTCGAGGCGGCCACCGGGAAGCGCGGCCAGGCGGAGACGGTCGCGGCAAAAAACGAACCGGCCCGGTTCCTGCCGGGAGCGGCTGGGACTGGTGGGAATCCTGGGCTTTCGGAAGATACGATCTCGCCCTCGGTGAAGCCGAATTCTGGGATCTGACGATTCAGGAATTTCTCGCGCTCGCCGAGCGCTCTTTCGCGAGGGATCAGTTCATGGAACGGCTGGCCGCGAATACTCCGACCATCCTCGCCAACGTCTATTTCCGCAAGCCGCATTCGGCGGGCTACACCGTGGCCGACTTCATGGAACTGTCGCGGGCGCGGGGGCGGCTCCATCACGCGCGGACAAGAGAGCAGACGATGGCGGAGCCGATGCGCATCGCCGCGCCGGGCGAGCGTCCGCCCGCCGGGCTGGGGGTACGGGGGCGCTAGATGGCGATCTCGGTCGGCGATCTGCTCTCGAATCTGCTGCTCGATATCAGCGACTTCAAGAGCAACCTCGACGAAGCCAAAAACGACGCGACCTCGAAAACCAATGAGATCTCGAACAGCTTCGGCGAACTCGGCTCGGCCTTCGGCGACATTGCCAAAGGCCTCGCCGCCCTCGGCATCGCGGCGGCGCTGACCGAATTCAAGAACGAAGCGGTCGCGGCCTACGGCGAAGTGCGCACCTTCGAGCGCGCGCTCACCGCGCTGATGGGATCGGCGGACGCAGCCAAAGCCGAACTCGACGCGCTGCGCGAGATCGTCGCCAACAGCCGTTTCTCGCTGCCCGAAGTCGCCGAGGGCGCGCAGCGGCTGATCACCATGGGCGTCTCGGCGGAACAGACCAACCGCACCATGCAGGCGCTGGTGGACACGGCGGCGGCCACCGGCAAGGGCGCGGAATTCATCAATCAGGCGGCCAACGCGCTCGCGCGCATGGCCGCGACCGGCGAAGTCTCGACCCGCTCGCTGCAAATGCTGGCGAACGCGGGCATCCCCGTCTACGACATCCTGGGCAAGATGGGCATCTCGATGGACGACGTCAAAAACAAGACGGTGTCCGCGACCCAGGTAATCGACGCTCTGACTGTCGGCCTGAATGAGCGCTTCGGCGGGACAGCCGAAAGGATGACGCATACCTGGGCCGGGGCCTGGGATCAGATGGGCAAAGCGGTATTCGACGCCAAAGCCGCCATAGGCGAATCGATCACCAACATGCTCAATCAGCTCGCGCCCATCATCGAGGGCATTACCGCGCTGATCCGGGGCTTTACCGAAGTCTGGAAGGCGCTGCCCACGCCGGTCAAGGAAGTAATCGTCATCCTCGGCGGACTCGTGACCGCAGTCGCCGGGATCGGCGGCGCGATCACGGCGGCCTCGGGCGTGATCAAGGCCTTTGGCCTGGTCTTCGGCGGCCTCGAAACGGCGGCGAAGGCGATTCCCGTCGTCCTCAACGCGGTGCAGATCGGAGCTACGGCCCTGAGCGGAGCGTTTACCGCCCTTCCGGGGATTATCAGCACCGTCACGACCGGATTTACCGCCATGACCACGGCGCTCGCGGCCAATCCCTGGGCGCTGGTGGCGGTGGGCGTGGCGGCGGCGATTGCGGCGCTGACCGCGCTCGGCGTCTACGTCCACAACAACTGGCCCGAAATCAAAGAGAAGGTTTATAACGCCTGGGAGGGCATCGAGGGCTGGTGGTCGAATCAGTGGGGCGCGGCCAAGGCCACGGTCTCGCTCGCCTGGGATGAGATTAAAGGTCTCGGGCAGAAGGCCTCGGGCATCTTCGACAAAGTCTGGGATCTGCTGCCGGACTCGTGGAAGGGCGCGTGGGAATCGGCGAAACAGACCGTCGTAAATGCGTGGGACGCGATCAACGCCAATCCCATCGTGCAGCAGGTCAAAGAGAACCTGAAGACCGTCTGGGATAACGTGCTTGAGGGCAACTGGCGGGGCGCGTGGGAAGCCGCGAAAAAGACGGTGACCGACGCCTGGGACGCGATCAGCGCGCTACCGGCGGTCCAGCAGGCGAAGGAAAATCTGCGCACCATCTGGGACAACGTTCTGGAGGGCAACTGGCGCGCGGCCTGGGAAGGCGCAAAGAAACTGGTCACGGACGCGTGGGACGCGATCCAGTCGATACCCGGCGTCTCTACCGTGGTCTCGTGGTTTAAGTCCGTCTGGGACGATCTCTCGGGGCCGTGGATCACGGCCTGGAATTACGCGAAGAACGCGGTGATGGATGCGTGGGCCGCCATTCAGACGATCCCCGGCGTCGCCGCCGTCGTCGAGTGGATGAAGGGCGTCTGGGACGAACTCGCGGGCGCGTGGCAGATCGCCTGGGATGCGCTCAAAGGTCTCATCGTGGCGGTCTGGGATTCCATCCGCTCGATGTCGATAGATCCCATCGTGAGCTGGATGGCGGGGATCTGGGATCAGCTCAAAGACTGGTGGGCCGCCGCCTGGGCGGGCGTGAAATCGGTCATCGCCGACGCCTGGGACGGGATCAAAAACCTGCCCGGCGTCCAGGCCACCATCGACTGGATGGCTGGCGTCTGGGACACGATAAAGGACCTGTGGGGCCGGGCGTGGAGCGGTATCCAGTCGCTCATCTCGGACGCCTGGGACGCGATCAAATCGCTGCCGGGGGTTCAGGCCACCATCGACTGGATGAGCGGGGTATGGGACTCGATCAAAGACATCTGGTCGCAGGCGTGGAGCGGCATTTCCGGGCTGATCTCGGACGCCTGGGAAGCGATTAAAAATCTGCCGGGAGTCCAGGCCACCATTGACTGGTTCGCGTCGATCTGGGACAACCTCGGGGACTTGTGGGATCAGGCGTGGAGCGCGATCTCGAATACGCTCGCCAGCTGGTGGGATTCACTCATGAATCTTCCTGGCGTCCAGGCCACGATTGACTGGTTCGCCAATATCTGGGAAAACCTCGGCGATCTCTGGGACAGCGCCTGGTCGGCCATCGTCGACGCCATCTCAGGCTGGTGGGATTCGCTGCTCAATCTGCCCGTCGTCAGTAGCGTCATCGAGTGGTTCGAGGGCGTCTGGGATACGCTCACCAATCACTGGGATGACGTCTGGGAAGGGCTGAAGCAGCTCATCTCCGACGCCTTTTTCACCATGACCGGGATCGGCGCGATCCTCGCCGCCGTCGAGTGGTTCACGGGCGTCTGGGACGATCTCGGCGGCTCCTGGACGGCGGTCTGGGAAGGGCTGAAAAACATCATCTCGGAGGCGTGGAATTCATTCCTGAATCTCCCGGCGGTCTCAGCCGTGACGACGTGGTTCGCGCACGCCTGGGACACGGTGGTGGACGCCTGGAATACGGTCTGGGGCGCGCTCAAGACCGGCTTCCAGAATCTGGTCAACTTTCTCAACGAACAGTTGCCGGGCCTGATGCATCCGCTCGAAACCTTCAAAACGCTGTTTCCGGAGATCGTGTGGCTGGTCGAGAAGTTCGGGAACAAAAACAGCGAGGCGGCGAAACAGGTCAAGGAGCATACCGACGCGCTGAAGGTCGTCGAGCCTCAGCTCACAGGCATCAAAACCGCGCATACCGACGCCGCCGGGGCCGCGACCAAACATGGCGAGGCGACGGACGAGCTGTCGAAGAAAGCCAAAAACGCCGCTGGCGAATTCGCCAACATGGGCACGGACATCGTAAACAGCCTGACCGGCGTTTCCGACAAGTTCAGTCAGATCAATCCCATGTTCGATCAGATGGCGGCGGCGTTCAAAGACGCCGGTCTCAAAATGATCGAGACTCAGGACGCCCAGATCGCGAAATACATCGAAGCGGCGGACGCGGCCCAGCGTTACGCCGACGCCGCCGGGGGCAGCGCGGCCAACGTTCAGGTGGCGATGGATGCGGCTTCCGGGGCCATCATCAAACAGGCCGAAGCGCTCAACGATGTGCTGGGCGCGGCCTACAGGTCCGGGCAGGTGGACGCGGAGACCTACTACAACGCGGTCATCGCGGCCATCCAGCAGCAGATCGACAAATTCCAGGCGGCGGCGGACGCGGGCACTGGATCGGCGAATGCGGTCATCGCGGCCCAGAACGCGATGGCGGAAGTCGTCGAGCAGAAAGCCGCCGCCATGCAGAAGGCGCTCGAAGACGCCTTCAAGGGCCTGGGCGTGATGTCGGATGAGCAGTTCGCGAAAGTGGCGGAAGCGGCGGAACGGAATTATCAGCTGGCGGTTCAGGCGGCGGGCGACAACCTGAATCAGATCATGCTGCTGACAACGGCGCACCATGAACAGCTGCTGGCCGCCGCGATCAAAAACGGCCAGGACATTTCCAACGCGCAACTGGCCCAGGTGGCGAGCGAACAGGCGCAGCGCGACGCTTATCTCGACAGCGTAAAAAACCAGTACGCGGAAGCGTATAAAGCCATCGACTCGACTGTAACCGGCTTTTTCAAGTCGATGACGGATCACCTGGTAAAGGGGAAACTCGACTGGGACGATTTCAAGGGTCTGGTCATCAAGGCCGCCCAGGATATCGGCGAAGCGCTGCTGAATAACTTCCTCGGCAAACTCGAAGCCGAGGTCAGTAATTACATCGCGGGCGCGGGGATGAAGCTGTTGCAGCATCTGACCGGCGTGGGCGACACCGCGAAGACCATGGGCGATACGGTCAAAGGCGTGACCGAGACGGCGGTGGGCGGCTTCCAGAAGATTCAGGACACGGCGGGTTCGGCCATGTCCTCGATATCCGGCCTGATCGGCGGCGTCGCCTCGGGCGTCTCGGGCGTGGTGGGCGCAATCGGCAGCGTGGCCAACGCGATCACGAACCTGGTGTTCGGCTTCCATGAGCAGAAGGTTCAGGGCCAGATAGAAACCAACACGCGCATCACTTACACCGAATTGCAGAATCTTCGCCAGCAGTTATATGAAATGGCGGAAAACCAGGGCGGCAATTACGACACCCTGGTGAAACTCGATTACTCGAACGCTTCCTTCGACCGGCTGAACACGTCGATTGACGATCAGAACTGGAAGATCCAGTATCTGGTCGCGTCCTTCGACCGCGCGAACACGAGACTGGACCAGACCTACGACATGCTGGCCTACAAGCTGGATTACATCTGGAACACCATGGTCGCGATGTCGCAGGGGGCGATTGACGTGAATAACCTGATCGGCCAGGTGGCGCAGACCACGCAGCAGATCGGCGAATCGACCGAGGGCACGCGGACCAATGTGGCCCAGCTCGAAACCTCGAACGCCACCGGCCTTGAGTACATCGCCACCACGCAGACGGCGATGGGCCAGCTGATGGACGGCTCATTGCAGCAGGTGGCGGCCTCGACCGATCAGGCGGCCTCGAATGTCGTTGATCTGAACGCGACCGCGACCGAAGCGGCGCGCATCACGGCGGACGCGGCGGCCCAGGCGGCGGCGGACGCCCAGGCCATGCTGGCGCATCTGGGCGATCTCTGGCAGACGTCCCAGGCGCAGCAGACGGCGCTCGAAGAGGCGGCGCGCCAGGCGCAGGCTGCGGCGGAGGCGACGGTCGCGCTCGGGGAAGTAACGGGCGAATCGAGGGACTACATCCGCAGCCTTCAGGAAGTGGCCGACGTCCGGCTCGCCGCAGTAAGCGAGGCGCAGGCGCGGGCCGAAGAGGCCATGCGGGCGGTTCAGGAGGCCACCGCTGCGGGCGCGTCGAATGTGCAGGAATTGCAGGCTGAGGCTTCGGCCCGGTTGCAGGAACTGAATGCGGCGCAGATCGAAGCCAACGTGGCGGTCCAGAGAGTCGAGGAAGCCACCGGCCAGGTGGCGGCGGCGACCGATCTCGCGGCCCAGCGCATCCTCGATCTCCAGAACATCGCGGATGTACGGCTCGCGGCGCTCGAAGAGGCGCAGCGGGCTTACGACGAAGCGCTCTACGCGGTGCAGGTGGCGACCGAGCAGGGCGCGGCCAACGTGGCCGAACTCCAGGCGGTGGCCGATGCGCGTTTGCAGGAACTGAATGCGGCGCAGATGGACGCGAATCTCGCGGTTCAGGCGGTTCAGGACGCGACCAGCGAAGTAGCGACCGGCGTGGGCGACCTCAACGTCACGACTTCGGAAGGCCTCGCTTCGGTAGCGGACGCAACCGCCGGAACCCAGGAGGGCATCGCCACTCTGACCGACGTGACCGATACCGGCCTCGCCGACGTGGAAGGCGCGACCAACGAAACCACGGCCTCGGTCGACAATCTGTCGGCCACTTCCAACGACGCCTGGAACACGCTCGCCGGGGCGACGCAGGCCATCGGCGATCAGCTGTTCAACATGTCGACGATCCTCTTCTATCAGATCGACGCCATCGGGGCGCGCGATACCGCGCAGATCGTGGGCAAGATCGACGAGAACATCGCCCACATGATCGTCTTCGACGCGGATATGCGCGTGGCCATGGACCAGCTCACGGTCGCGCTCTCGGCCCGGCTCGACGACGTGATCATGCACATGATCGTGTTCGACGCCGATATGCGGGTGGGCATGGATCAGTTGCAGGCTTCGATTGGAGGACATCTCGAAAACGCGACCGCCATCGTGTCGGGCAAGATGGACATGCTCGCCGGTTACGCGGCCTCGATTGCGGACTCGACCGCGACCATGGCCCGCAGCTATCCCAATATCACCGTCAACGTGAATGCTTCCGGCTACGGGGCGAACGAAGTGGGCGCGCTGGTCAGTCAGCAGGTGGGGCAGGCGCTCGCGGCGCAGTTCGTAGCGGCCCGCTGAAATGGCCGATATCCGGATCAATTGCGGCGGCCCGGCGGTGAATGCGGGCGGCTACGCCTGGGAAGCGGATCGCGGCTATAACGGCGGCTTCGAATTCCCGACTACTCACGGTATTGAGAATCATGGCGGATTCGAAGTCATCTACCAGACTTCGCGCTGGAACTTCAATCTGCTCGAATACGCCTTCGATGTTCCGAACGGCACTTACGATGTGGTCTTCCGCTGGGCCGAGCTGTTCAATCAGATGGGGCGGGATACCCGCTGGTTCAACGTCGATATCAACGGCTCGCGCGTCGTGGTGGATGGCGTCCCGCTCACAAATTTCAGCATTTACGATCTCGCGGGATCGCGCCTGTTCGGCGCGGTCAACCGCAGGACGCGCGTCATTATCACCGGCGGGCGCATTGTCATTTCGCTGCGCGCGGTGCGCGAGAATCCGACGCTTAATGCGATTGAGATTTTGCAGGTGGGTGGCGCGGGCGGCGGGGGCGAACCGACGCCGGTTTATGAATGCGCCGTCAACATCAATTCGGGCGGCGCGGCCTTCACCGATTCACGCGGCTTCCTCTGGGCGGCGGATACAGGTTACTCAGGCGACGGGACCGGCTCTTACAACGTGTATCAGGCTCAGGGCCGCTGGGCCGAGATCGCCAACACAAATGAGCAGGGGCTTTACAACGTTCAGCGCTACGGGCAGACCTGGCTCCAGTACCAGTTTTCGGTTGCGAACGGCTGGTACGCCGTCACTCTGAAATACGCCGAACTCGATCAGATCGCGGCGGGCGTGCGCCGCTTCAATGTCCTGATCAACGGGGAGCAGAAAGAGACGAATTTCGACGTCGTCGCGCTCGCGGGCGGGACTCTGCGGGCGCTCGACCGGCAGTATGTGATTCAGGTAACGACCGGATCGGTCATCATCCGGTTTAATTCGGTCTCGCATCCGCCGAATGTCAACGCCATCGCCATCTGTCAGACACAGGAGCCGCAGCCGGGGCCGCCGCCGGTTACGGGCCTGCCAGCGCATCTCGAAAGCGTCTCGCTCGCGATTGACGGCCAGGACGTGACCGAAATCGCGCTGGTGGCGGAAACGCGGATTAACTACGCATCGAATAACAGAGTCTCGACTGCGAATGTCGTGCTCCTCGGCCCCGCGCCGGGCAATGTGCCGCGCTGGGATTACGCGAAATGGGATCAGGCGGTCTACGGCTTTAATCTGCGCACCATGAGCCTGATTCAGATCTATTCGGGAAAGCCGCTCGAATTGCGGATCTGGCGGGCGGATTACGGCTACTCGGCTACGGGTTACACCGAACCTTTTTTCGTTCCCGTAAACGCCGCGATAGGCAATACCGTCAATCCCGCGCTTTATCAGGGGTCGCGCTGGGTGAGGGGAACCGGGACGCGGCTGATCTATCAGTTTTCGGTCCCCAATGCGACTTATTCGGTCACTCTCAAATGGGCCGAGATCGCCATCGGCAGCATCTGGGCGGACACGACCGCGCGCGTCTTCGACGTCTATTTGCAGGGAACGCGCGTGGATCAGAACGTGAATGTCGAGCAGCGCGCGGGCGGCATCCGCATCGCTTATGACCGGACCTATACGGCGAATGTAACCAACGGGCAATTGACGATCTGGATTCAGTCGATTCAGGGCAATCCGATGGTGAACGCGATTGAGATCACCGGCGCGGCGGATTTCGAGCCGATCCGTATCAGCTGCGGTTCCAACGCTTACTGGGAATGGATCACCGATCCGGATTCGACGATGCTGTTCAATGGCGTCGTTATGCAAGTCACCATGAAGGACACCGACGCCAAATGGGTCACTACCCGTTATGAGCTGGCCTGCAATGACTGGGCCGTGGAACTGGACCGCACCATCGTAGTCAGTTCGGTCGAAGGGCACCTGCTGCCCAATGAGATATTTCCGAAGGATGACGCGGATTTCATCGTCCGTATGCTGCAAACGCGCACAAGCCGCGTGAATCCGCGGCTGATCATCGGCGGACACGTCATTCAGGCCCTGGACTACATAGGCAAAAGCATACGGCAGATACTGGATGACTTATGCGTGCTGACCAACAGCGTGTGGTATCTGGATCAGATCGGGCTGTTGCATTACTTTCCGGCGAGTCTCGCGCCGGGCGCGCCTTTTGCGGTTTCCACCGAGTACGACAACGAAAGGACGTTTCCTTTCCGGATGGATAACTTCAATATTGATTTTTCCAATCCCGCGAACAGCGCGTGGATCTTCGGGCATGAGACCTGGTTCTGGGGTCAGCCGATGCCGGAAAGCGTCGTGTATCTCCCCGACGACGCGTCCATCGCGGCTTATGGCGAATGGAATTACGCCATACTCGACGGCTCCATCAATACCCGCGAGGAAGCGCTCACGCGGGCGCGGGCGCTTCTCGCCGCCAGCGCTTATCCCATCGAGCGGGGTCAGTTTACGGTGTGGAGGCACGGACTCTATCCCGGCCAGCTGATGCATATTACCGACTCCTTCATGAATGTCGACGGCTCCTGGCTGATCAGTTCCGTGTCGCTCGTCTGGAGGGCGAAAGACATTATCGAATACACCGTGAATTTCGGGCCGCCCGCTCCATCTCTCGATTCGATTCTTCGCGCGCTCGACGTGCGGACGCGGGTGGTAAGCCCGGTATCCACGATTACGCCCGGAACGGCTGGCTTCACCGGCGTTTTCGAAACGAATGACGGCAGGCGCGTGCGCTGCCGCAGAGGCATGATCATCGCCATAGAGGAGGCGACGAATGGACAGCGAAACGAATGAGGTTTATCCGCTCGACGACGCCACGCTCGAAATCGTGCAGCATATCGACGCCACCATAACCATGCTGAACCAGCAATTGAACGGCGCGCTCATGCTGTTCATCCGGCAACAGAAGCTGAAGGGCAACTGGCGGCTTGCGGCCAACCGGCGCGAACTGGCGCTGATCCCGGTCGAGGTGAAGAAATGATCCCGCCCGCTACGCGCTCGATCACGTTGCCCACGACGCCCACATGGCCGCCCGTCGTCCACCCCAATGAAGTCATCGCCTCCAGTTACGGCAACACCATTCGCGCGGCGCTTATCACCATCTGGGAAAACCTGAGTTATCTCGCGAGCCGCGTCGATCCCTCGGAGGCGGAAGTTCCGGTGGGGCGGCGCATCAACACCACCGCGCCATTGCAGGGCGGCAACACGCTCGCCCAGGACCTGACGCTCTCGATCAATACGGCGTACTTCGTCCAGCCCGCGCGCCAGGTGCTCGCGGGCGGCCTGCTCACCGGCGGCGGCTCGCTCGCGAATGACGTCACGATCACGCTTCCCGCGAACGCGGTGGTCGAGCCGACGCGTTATATCCGCACCACCGCGCCGCTTGCGGGCGGCGGCCAGCTCTCGGGCGATCTCACGCTCTCGGTCGATCTCTCGGGCTACGTGCCCACGTCGCGCACGATTACGACCGGCGCGGGACTGAGCGGCGGCGGACAACTGACGGGGAATCTCACGCTCGCTGTCGACGCCACCATCGCGCGGGTAGCGGATCTGGCGGGCTATGTGCCGACGTCGCGCGTCATCGCGACCGAGCCAGGCTCGGGCCTCGCGGGCGGGGGCGATCTGGCGGGGAACCTTTCGCTCGCTGTCGATGCGACCATCGCGCGCGTGGCGCAGCTCGCAGGCTACGTGCCCATCGAGCGCGCGATCACGGCGGGCGCGGGCCTGACCGGGGGCGGCGATCTGAGCGCCAATCGGACCCTCGCGCTCGATCCGGCGGCCATCGTGCCGCCGGGGAGGTCAATTACCGCAGGCGCGGGGCTACTCGGCGGCGGCGCGCTCTCGGAGGATGTGACGCTTGCGGCCAACATCGGCTGGTACGCGGACGGCTACACGGCTGGCGCGGGGCCGTGGCTCAATCTGATCGCGGGCGCGGGCATCGAACTCACGCCGGGCGAAAGCGAAATCACGATCACCGCCACGGCCACCGGCGGCGGCGCGGCCTTCGAAGTCAACGGCAACCGGCAGACGGCGCGACCGGCGGTCAACTTCATCGCGGGCGCGAACGTCACGCTCACGCCTTTCGACAATGAGGCGCAGGGGCGGCTCGACATCACCATCGAAGCCGAAGGCGGTGGGCCGGGCGGCGGCATCACCGGGGTCAACTTTCAGCACAATGGGGCGCTCGTCGCCAATCGTCCGACTCTGAATTTCATTAACGGCGCGGGCGTCAGTCTGACGGTGGCGGACGATCCGGCGGGGCGCGTCAATGTGACCGTCGCTTCCACGGTCGCGCCCGGCGTACCCACGAATCGCCAGGTTATCGCAGGCTCGGGCCTCACCGGCGGCGGGCCACTCACGGCGGATGTGACGCTCGCGCTCGATCCGGCGGCCATCGTGCCGCCCGCGCGAACAGTCACGGCGGGGTCCGGCCTGCGGGGCGGAGGGGCGCTGACTGCGGATGTGACGCTATCAGCGGCCATTGATTTTGCCGTGAACCAGTCCACCGTCGTCGAGGGCCACGCGCTCGATCTCATCGCCGGGCCGGGCATCGCGATTACATCAACCGCTGTAGGTGGTTCCGCCGAGGTCACGATCTCGCGGGCGGCGTCCACTACGCCCGGTCTGCCGGGCGCTGGCGGGCCTGGCATCGAGGGCCGGGCCGGTGGCGGCGGCGGCGTCAACGCGGCGGGCGTGGGCGCTCCAGGCGCGTGCGGCGGGGGCAATGGCTCGGCGACCACCGGAGGTGCGGCGGCGGCCAACTCGGGATCGGGCGGCGGGGCCGGTCTCAGTGGCGGCGGCGCGGGCGCCTCGGGCCTTGTGACAGCCACCTATCAGGACTTCGACGCGACGGCCCAGTGCTGGACAACCCGGCATGTGCGCTTCACTGCAAGCGGGACTTTCAACGCGTCTCAGACGCTGCGCGACGCGGGCGGCTGGGTCTTCGTCGAAGTGATCGGGGGCGGCGGCAACGGCGGAACGGCGGGCGGCGGCGGCGCGGGCGGCTATGAGCGGCGCTGGGTCCAGGTGACAACGGCGACCGTCGCGGTCACTGTGGGCAACGCGGGCCAGGCGTCGAGTTTCGGGACGCTGCTTACTGCGCAGCCGGGCGCGAACGGAACCTCGACCAGCGGCGGCGCTTCGGGCGGTCCCAGCCTTTCGGGCGGCGGACTATCCACCGGCGCGGGATCGACCCTCGCGGGCGGCGGCGGCGCGGGCGCAGGCGGACCCGGCGCATCCGCAACGTCCGCATGACGCGAGTAAATGGAAAATTACCGCCGGAATTCGGGCGAATTCGTCCCGATTAGCCTATCGGGGCGGGCGTGAATTGCGTGACGGAGTCGCAACACTACGCGCTTTGCGAGCGTCTGTGACTATTGGTGTGCCGCGTTTCGTTTTCGTGATAAGCCGGTCTTTTTCGTCGGCGATCATGCGCACGAATTCGTGGATATCAATCTCGAATGCCAGGGCGTAGCTTTCCAGTGTTCGAAGCTCGGGGCTGGCGCCCTGGATTTCGAGAGTTGAGACGTCGTTGCGGTCGCGTTCGGCGAGCAGGCCCAGGTCTCTCTGGGACAGCTTTCGTTTAAGCCGTTCGCGCCGGACAATGTTGGCTACGGCGACAGCCCACGCCATCGCGGCGTGATCGCGCGGCTTCCTGGCCATGCGTTTTCTTTTCCTTTCATGCTCCACCCTCCTTTTGCGGGGTTCTGAGGAAACAAGCATGGCAAATACCCGCCGGTAATTAACGACACTATGCAATCGTCTGGATACATCCCTCTGGTTAGAACCTGTTCTGCGGGCCGGATTAGACAGAAAAATATTTTTTCGCTCGGCGACTGTACGAGTGCTCGCCTGTATATTCCTGATGAGTCACGGGTAGGATTTTTGCGTAGTTTTTCGGTATACGCATAAATCGGCCTGGATGTATTGACTCCATATGATTCTCGGCTTAATTTGATTACGTTTCTGGAGTAATTCATGGCCAAGCGGGGACGGCCACGGCGGCCCGGCAAGCCCGAAAAAAGAGTGTTCGTGAAGATACCGCGCGAGGCTCACGCGCTGATACGCGAAGAGATTCGGCGACGCCGCAGGGAAACCGGGGCCAACTGGACTTACGGCGCCATTGTCCTCGAATCATGCAGGGAAGCGTACGGGAGTTCGGACGGCGACGCGCCCGAACCGGAATAAGGAAATCAGAAAAATGGCCGAGTATATTTGCGAGCGCTGCCGCAAAGGCGCGGGCGTGTGTTTTGTCGATTGTTACTGGATGTGCCTGAAATGCGTCGCCGGTTATCTCGACGCGCTCGACGCGGAGGCGCGGCGTCCTCCGGACGCGCGCAGGCGCTGGCGGGTTATCGGCGCTGACAGAGTTGAGAGTTACTGGCCATAAGTTGCGGAGTAAATCATGCGCGATCACGAATTATCGAAACTCGGCATCGGCGGCTCGGACATCGCGGCCATCTTCGGCCAGGACGAATACCGGGACGCGTTCAGCGTGTGGGCGGAGAAAAAAGGCCAGCTCGCGCGTCCGGAACCCGATCCCATGATGATCGTGGGCAAATGCCTCGAACGCGGCATCGCGGAACTGTACACGCACGTGACCGGGCGACATATCGACTGGATCGACCGGACATTCGTTCATCACAAGTACGAATGGATGCGGTACACGCCGGATGCTCTGGTGATCGGCGAAAAACGCGGCCTCGATTGCAAAGTCATTCATTGGTCGCAGCGGCGTAAGTGGGGCGCGGACGCTTCCGACATACCGGCGCGCGTGGTCATGCAGGCGTACTGGTACATGGCTGCGCTCGATTTCGACTTATGGGACATAGCTGCTTTTCTCGGCGACTTGCCCCGGATTTATACCATCGAGCGCAACCCTGAAGCCGAGCGGGCCATGCTCGACGGAGCGTACCAGTTTTATCGCCGCTTCATTCAGGGCAATGAGACGCCTCCGATTCAGGGACCGGCGGCGAAAGCCTGGCTCAACCGTACTTTCCCCATCCCGCGCGCGAATCTGCGCGAGGCGGATGTCGAAGAGATCGCGCTCATGCAGGAATACGCGGCCATCCGGGCCGAACTGCATCGAGTCGCGCAGGAGAAGGGCCGCGTCGAGAACGAGCTGAAATTGTGCGTGGGCGATCACGAAGGCATTTACTGGGAGGGCGGGAAGTTCACCTGGAAACTGCGGCGCGAATCGAAGGGCGTGGACTGGCATTCGCTGGCGGAGGCGCTGCTCTGTAAACAATTCCAGACGGAAGAGGAGCGCGAGGCGCTGCGCAAAGAGTATGTGCGGGTAACGCGACCGGCCAGTCGCGCGATCCGCTTCGAATGGGATGGGCTGGAACTGAGCGAGGCGAACTATGGAATCGAATGAGACGCCCGTAGATCCTTATCGGGAGGTCGAACGGCTGCGCAAAAACATACTCGGGCTGCTCAACCGGGCCGCCGGTTACAGCCACTGCCGCGCTCAGGAGTGCCGGGCCGAGGTCTGGTTTCTGAAGCATCTGGACGGCACGACCGGGGTTTATAACGCCGATGGCTCCAGCCATTTCACCACCTGCGCGAACCCGAACCGATTCAGATCGCGCAAAAACAGGAGCGCCGTCGATGGCAAACGAACCGCAAACCAGTAAGCCGGACGAAACCGCGCTGGTCGCGCCGGAACCGGCGTCCCGGCGGATCGAGGCCATGCTCCGAATGGTCGACATGCTCCCCGAAGGGGATGAGCGATTGACCATCATTCGGCGGCTGCTGGAATTCGAGCAGGATTCACGCCTCGCGGGTGTGTTCGCGGCCTCGGGCCAGTTCGCCGAGCTGAAGGGCCTGAGCCACGCTCAGGCCATCAACACGGCCATGGCCAAGATCGCGATGGGGCGCTCCTGGGGCCTCGACGTCGCCGATTCGATGCAGTTCATATTCTTCACGAACGGTCGACCGGGCCTGATGAACGAAGTTATCTCCGAACGGCTGCGAAACGCCGGTTACGACTGGGACGTGCAGTGGCACGAAGAAATGGCCACTTACAAAGGGCGGCAGTGGCGCAAGTGTATCGGCTGTACGCTCTGGCCGAAGAGAAACGGCGAGCCGATCCTCGATTTCGATAAATCGCCCGTAAGTATTTCCTTCACGGAAGCGGACGCCGACAACGCGGAAATCTGGGAGAACGGGCAGAAGAAGAAGTTATCTGAAAAGTTCAATTACAAATCATGGCCACGGTCGATGTATTACTTCCGCTGCATTGCGATGCTGAAGCGGTTCTACGCGCCGGAAGCCATGAAGGCGCTGCCGATGCTGGTCGAAAACGAAGACGCGCCGCCGTTCGAGATTGAGACCGCGCCGGTTGCCGATGAAAAAAAGCCGACGCTCGCCGAGCGCATTGTCGAGGAGCGGAAACGAAACGCGGAACTGTTCGGAGAAAAGCCGGATGACGGCGACGAAAGTAAGTGAGCATGTCGAACGGTTTCGCAGGATCGAGACCCAGTTTCTGTACTTACTCAGGCGGCGGCCATTCTGTATGTCCACTTACCAGGCGCAGCTGAAGGCGCTGCATGACGCGATAGGTCTGCTTGAAAAGGAGGCGGCGACGGATGGACGGCAATGACCAGGCGCTCGCCGTAATCAACGGCCACGCGCTGCTGCTGCTGAAGGAGGCGAAGACCCTGACCGAAGTGCTCGCCATCCACAGCATGGCGAAGACGGCCCAGCATTATTTCGAGTACGTCGTCCACGCGGAAGGGGCCGCGCAGCACGCTTCCGAGGTCCGGCTGCGGGCCGAGCGGCGCGCGGGCGAAATGCTCATTGAGATGGCGGAAAAGGGCGAGCGGCCTTTGGGCCGCAAAAAAGAGTCACATGACGTTACTCTTTCCGCTCTCGACGTCACGCGGATGCAGTCTTCCCGCTGGCAGCAGATCGCGGCTGTGCCGGAAGAGTTGTTCGAGGCGTACATCGCCGAACGCAGGGAGACGGAATCGCGGAAATTAATCGACCAGGCGGGTTTGCTGGCAATCGCCAAAGCGCAGCAAAAGGCGGCTGTAGCGGAGCTGATTCGCAATGAGCCGGAACCATTGCCGGACGGTCCGTATCGCGTCATTGTCGCCGACCCGCCCTGGCGGTACGAAAAGCGCAGCGGCGACGAAACGCATCGCAGCCGCGTTCCTTATCCCGATATGTCGATTGAGGAAATCCGGGATCTCCCGGTAGGTTCGCGCGCGGCGGATGATTCGATTCTCTGGCTGTGGACTACCAACGCATTCATGCGCGATTCGTTCACCGTGCTCGACGCCTGGGGCTTTGAGTCGCGCACGATTCTGACCTGGGTGAAAAATCAGATCGGCACGGGCGACTGGCTGCGCGGAAAGACCGAGCATTGCCTGCTCGCGGTTCGGGGCAGGCCGGTAGTTACTCTCACGAATCAGACGACCGCGCTTATCGCGGATCGCGGGGCGCATTCCGCGAAGCCGCCGGAGTTTTACGCCATGGTGGAGGGTCTTTGTCCCGGTTCGCGGCTCGCCATCTTCGAGCGCGTGGAGCGGCCCGGCTGGCGCTGCTGGGGCGCGGAGATGCCCGATGAAGGATGAATTTACCCGGCAATTGCCCTTCGGCGGGGCGGCGGAATCGCTGATCATCCGGTTCCTGATCGCGCGGGGCAATGGCGTGCTTCCGGTTTATGAACTGGAGACCGACTGGACTTCGAAAGGGCCGAGATTGTTGAGCGCCGATGGACAACTGATCGCGCCCGATGCTCTCGTGCTCAATCGAAATCGATGTCTCTCGTGGGCGGAAGTGAAACGAAAGTCCCATTTCACCTGGCATCGAAACTCGGGCTGCTGGACTACGGGAATCGACCGGAGATGCTTTGAGCACTATCTCGAAATCCGCCGCCGCTATGATTTTGAACTGTATCTGTTTTTTCTCCATGACGATCCGGTTCCCAGTCCGGAAGATCAGCGGCGCGGCTGTCCGGCGAGATGCCCGGCTGGCCTGTTCTGCGGAGAGATAGAAGAGCTTCAGGCGAATCCGAATCATACGTCCGGCAACTATGGGCGCGGCGGCATGATTTACTGGCGCGCGCCTCGGGCCGGGTGCTCATCCCCGCTGAAGCTGGTGGCGTCGATGGATGAGGTCATGGAAACCATTGCACGGATGCCGCCAGCAACGGACTGGCTCACGCCACGCGAGCGGGCGGCGAAAGAAAAACTCAGGAGCGTTTTGAGGAGCGCAGGCGAAGCATGAGAATTTACGAAAGCTTCCGGTATGATTTCACGGCTGAGGAGAAACAGCAGCTGGGCCAGCAGCTGGCGCTCGAAGTCACTTCGCTCGCCGATAACGACCGGCAAAAGAAAGAGGCGGCGGCGCACTTCGCGGCCAAACACAAAGCCATCGAGTCGAACTGTTTCGAGCTGTCGGCGAAACTCACCAACGGTTACGAAATGCGGCAATTCGAAGTCATGGTCATGCTGGACACGCCGCGCCCCGGCTGGAAGCGCATCATTCGCGTGGACTCGAACGAAGCGGTTCGGGATGAGCCGATGACGTTCGCCGAAATGCAGCGCAATCTCGGGTTCGAGGAGGAGTCGTGAGTAACGGCTGGTGGCTGGCCATCGCGCTGGCGCTGATTCTCGCGACCATCCTTGTGGTTTTCATGGGGGGCAGGAGACCGCCGCGCGCGTGATGAGTCATGGCGGAACCGGAGAGACCCGCGACCGTTGACGAAGCCATAGCGCGCGTGGTGCGGGAAGAGATCGCGCGCCTGAGTCTGCGCCGCCAGCGCGTGCTCACGCTCGAACAGACGGCGGAGTACCTGGGCACGTCCGAGGGCACGGTTCACAATCTGGTCGCGCTCGGCAAACTGAAGCCGTGCCGCTTCGACCGGCGGCCACGCTTCGACATCGACGACGTGAACCGGCTGGTCGAAGAGAGCAAAGACGGGCGGTAAACCTTCAGGGGCACAGACTTGCACTATATCGTTAAAACTGATATAGTGGGGTCATGAGTAAAAAGCATTTCATTCGAATCGCGGACGCCATCCGGGATCACAACCGGCGCGGGATGGACCGTTTCAGCGCCGCCCAGCTGGAAACGCTCGCGGGCGTTCTGCGCGAACAGAATCCGGCATTCAAGACCGACCGCTGGCTCGGCTACATCGCGGGCGAGAACGGGCCGAACGGAGGCGCGCGGTAAAGCCGATATCGGCAATCACGATATAATGAAGACATGAAAGGAAATGAATGAAGACGCTTTCTCTGGCGGAGCGCATGCGGAAATGCAACCGCTGCGAATGGGAATGGGTGATCCGGGCGAACGGCGCAGAACCGCTCAAGTGCCCGAAATGCAATTCGCCCTACTGGAACAAAGAGCGGGTTTTCGAACGCCCGAAGCGCATGCGGGCGAAGCGGAGGGCGGCATGACGGATTCGACCATCATCGCGCTCGCCGCCGTGATCGGGGCCATTCTGACGCCGGTTACCGCGCTGATTCTGAACTATCGCGGCTTCAATTCCCTCGAACGGCGTCTGGAACTGATCGAAGCGGATCTGAAAATGTTCTACCGCGAGATCACCCAGATTAAAGCCAGGATCGGACTGGATCAATGAAAGACGAAATCACCGATACCTGGAAGCCGCTCGCGACCCGAAGCCGCTGCTCGCGGGCGCGCTGCGTTCACTGGGCCGAATTCATTCGGCTGCGCGTCGTGCGCGCAGGCGACGGGGAATCGCGCGGCGCGGAATATTTCTGCGCGGAATGCGCGCGCCGGGAAGGATGCCCGTTATGAGCGGCTACGGGAACGGTTCGTATCACAAAGTTCGCCCTGGAGTTTTCCGGCTGCGGGCGAGGGGCCAGTCGCGCAATGTCGAAGCGGCGGGACCGATGGAGGCAAAAGCGAAGCTGCGCGAATTCATCGCGGAGCTGGACAGGGAAAAGGAGCGGGCAAGCGGCAACTCGCTCGCCCAGCTGTTCGAGCTGATGCTGAACGATCTGGACGATAACAACCGGAAGGACGTCGCGACGGTCCGGCTGCGCTGGAACCGGCATCTCAAGCCGGTATTTGGACATGTCGACGCCGGGGCGCTTCAGCCTGCGGATATTTCGAAGTACATCCGAAAACGCAAGGACGCGGGCGCGGCCAATGCGACCGTAAACCGGGAGCTGGCCATCATCCGGCGCGTGCTTCATCTCGCGCACCAGGACGGGCGAATCCCGACCGAACCGCCGGTGAAGGCGCTCTCCGAGAAAGGCAACGCGCGGCGCGGATTTGTGGAACGCGCGGTCTATCTGCGCTTTCTCGAAGCGCTGCCGGATCAGGCGAAATTGCCCTGGGTATTCGGGTATCACACCGGGATGCGCAGGGGCCAGCTGCTCGAATTGCGGTGGGAGTGGATCGACTGGGAGCGGAAAACACTTGCTGTACCGGGCGACTTCACCAAAAACGGCGAGGACAATAAAGTGCCGATTTATGGCGACATGCTGCCCTGGCTGAAGTGGGCATGGTCCACGCGCAATCCCGACTGTCCGTTTATTTTTCAGTACCGTGGGCGGCGATTGAAGTCATTCAAAAACGCCTTCAACTCGACCCGCGAAAAGCTGGGAATGCCGGGAACGCTGTTTCACGATCTGCGGCGGACGGCGCTTCGGAACATGGAGCGCGAAGGCATCGACCGGCGCGACGCGATGAAGATCTCCAATCACAAGACGGAAGCAGTCTACCTGCGGTATGCGGGGATTTCAGACGAAAGGTCAGTCATGGAGATCGGCAGGCGTATGGAGGAATACCATCGCCGTGAGGCGCAGAAAAATAATACGGCGGCTGAATTTGTCCCGGAACTTGTCCCCGCTTCTACAAACCCTTCCGAAAAACCCAACTGAAAATCCGCTGTAAGTTATGTGTTTTGTTATTGGTGCGGGCGATAGGACTTGAACCTACACTCCCTTGCGGGAACTGGAACCTAAATCCAATACCAGTGATTTTCAGTGATTCTCTCCCGGCCCAAATGATTGATTTCATTGGGCCGGGTTTTTTGTTGTCCTCACCGAGTACCACCAACTACAACCTCAGATTTGTCCTGAACTTGTCCTGAGTCTCGGTTTCCCGCCTCTTCAAATCCTGCATTTTCCGCTGTAAAACGTTGCTGTGAATTGCGAGACCTGCGGGCAACTGCTGCCCGATTCCTGGGTGTCCCTTTCCTGCGCAGGCTGCCTCCAGAAGCGCGCGCGGCTGGCCATGCGGCGATTACACCAGGACTACGTCGCCGACGCCATAGCGGGCCTGCGCGACCTCATCGTGGCCAAATCCACGAACTCGCTGACCTGGCACCTGGCGCAGATCGGCCACGCCGACCAGACGTTCTGCTGGCAGCGGCCACGGGGCATCCGCCAGCGCAGGCGCATGTCGTGGAGCCACCTGCAGGCGGAACGCCTCTGCGCGGACTGTGAACGGGAGTTTAACGAGATCGCGGCGGCGCTGCCGCGACCGGCGGCGCGGGCTGAGGCGGTATGAAGCGGGCGAAGTCGAAGCCGCTGCGGACGGCGCCCATCTGCGGCGCAGTCGATCCTTCGAAGCGCTTCGTCTGCACCGAGGACAAGGGGCATGAAGGCGTACACGTGGCGCGGGCGCACGGGCGATTCTGGCCCGAGAAGAGGGCGGCGGCGAAATGAACCGCTTTCGGCTTACCGCGCCGCCCCGCGTGAAACTCACGGAAAACGACGTGGAGGGCGCTGCGCTCGATTATCTGCGGCTGCGGGGCTATTACGCCATCCGGCTGCACGTGGGGCGCTATCGCGCTCCAAAGGGCCAGTACGTGACGATTGGCGAGCCTGGCCTTCCCGACTGGGCTTTCATCCATCCCGACTTTCCCGGATTCCTGCTCGAAGCCAAACGCCCCGGACGCGCGGCGGACGCGCGCCAGCTGGCGAAGCATGATGAGCTGCGGCGGATCTGGAAGCTGGGGATAGCGGTCGTCGATTCACTCGAAGAGCTGAAGGAATTTCTCGCGCTGCATGAGCGCTCCGCCGCGCTCCGCTGGGGGCGGGGCGCGATTCCCGGTTGAGCGCCTTCGTCCCAAAAAAAAGAAACCGGGCACTCGGCCCGGCTTCGTTCGGAATCAGCAACTCAACAACCCAAAGGTGAGTGAAAACGATGGAATCGTTCTTCATCGTAGCGGACGCGGACGGGCATTTCCACAGATTTCTGGTCGGGAGTAGTACCGATGGACGAACACCTGAGGCGCTTAATCCACGGTTTGAAAGCCCGCAGGACCGGCGCAGGCTGGATTGCCCGCTGTCCCGCGCATGAGGACAAGACGCCATCGCTTTCGATTCGCGAGGGCCGCACGCGGGAAGTCGTGCTGCACTGCCATGCGGGCTGTCCCCAGGACGCCGTAATCGAAGCGCTCAGGGCGCGGGGCTTGTGGCCCGAGCGCGAACCGGAGCGGAACGGACAGCCGTACGCCGATCCGGAATGGGCCGAAGACGCGAAGCTGCGCGTTCCGTTCTGGCGCCGGGCCTGTATCGTGATGTGCGATGACGCGCTCGTCGATTTATGCGGGCGCTGGGAAACGGCGGACGATCCGACGGAGCGAATGATCCTGGCCGAGGCGGTAAAACCATTGACCGAATTGCGGGCGCTCTGCTGGAGTCAGTCGAGCGACTGGTCGCTCGTCTCGCGTTATCGCGAAATGCGCGCCGCCAATCCGGATTTGGCGGCGGGACTGGTCTATGCGGGCCAGCGTTCGCGCGTTCGGGTGGAAGACCGGCTGGCGCGGTTCATTCTGCGGGAGTCGGAAAAATGAGCAAGCCGAACGGCCACGACATTCACTCGGCGGAAGCGCGCCAGATGCTGCGTACAGGCAAAATACCCGAACCGCCGAAACCTGTCTTTACCTGGGCCAGCGTGCCGTGCGTGTTCGACTTCGAGGCGCATGTTACCTGGCTGGTGGCTGATCTGATTCCCGAAGCGGCCATCACTCTGATAACGGGCGACGCGGGAACCGGCAAATCGATTTTCGCCACCGCGCTCGCGGGCGCGATTGTTCGCGGCGAAGCGTTTCTGGGCTTCGAATCCCAGCGGCGCAGGGTGGTCTATCTGGACCGGGAAAACCCGCTGGCGGTGGTAAAGCAGCATCTGAACGATCTGTACATCACGCGTACGGCGGATCTGATTTACTGGGGCGGCTGGTGCGAGGTTCAGGCTGATGGGCCGGGCGCCGCCAGCCTGATCGAACTGGCGGCGGCGGAAAAACCGCTGTTCATTTTCGATTCGCTGATCGCGTTCAATCCGGGCGACGAACAGGACGCGACGGAAACGCGCGGCTTTCTGCGATTGTTCCGGCGGCTCGCCAACGCCGGGGCCACGGTCGTGATTCTGCACCACACCGGCAAATGCGAAAACGCCAAAGACTATCGCGGCTCAAGCGACATCATCGCGTCCGTCGATATCGCCTGGAAACTTTCGAAAGGCGGCGAAGCGGCGGGGCCGCTGGGCGATCTGAAGCTGACGCCGTTCAAAAACCGCATCGGATCGGCGCGCCCGCTTTTCTTCCGCTTTGAATCCGGCGCATTTATGCCGCCCCTGGGGCCGGAAGCGCCGAAGCCGCCGATTGAAATTCTGCGCGCCATCATTCGCGTGAATCCCGGCCTGAGCGGGCGCAAACTCAAAGCGCTGGTCATGGAACAGGGAATTTCCAAGCACAAAACCGAAGAAATGCTGGCCGAGGGGCTGAAGAGAGGCGAATTCGAACTGACCGGGCGCGGCGGTTTCAAGCTGGGGGAATCCCGGCTTGATTACGACTGTCCCGGCGAACCGGGACAGTGTCCCGAATGACCGGGACATCCCGTGAACAGGCTATGTCCCGGCGAGTGTCCCGGCGAGGGCCTCCGGGACACTTTCCGGGACACCTTAAATCCAATGGCATCAACAAAAACTCGGGAGTGTCCCGGAAATACTCCCCCTATATAGGGACCGAAAAACCGGGACAGTCGTGCGGCTTCCGGGAACGTTAGCGTCCCGGGGCTATACGGGAAAAGCGCCACCCTGGGTTCGCGCCCGCTGTCACTTAAAAATTTATAAATGGGGCGATATAAATTGCATACCCGTGGCGGGTGCGCCATATAATCACCAGTCAGATTGAAACACTACAGGGCGATGTTCCGTAAGATGAAACATGACTAAACGGGACCGAAGCGACGCCAGTCAACGGCTGACAATCACGCCGCGCGAATCGACCCGCATCACCGGCATCGGCCTGAACGCCACTTATGCGCTGCTCAAAAGCGGCGAAATGCCCGCCATCCACACGGGCAAGCGGTATTACATCCCGCGCGCCGCGCTCGTGCGCTGGCTGGAAACGGTGGGAGCAAAGACGGCCTGAAAAAGACGAAGGAATCACCATGAAAGAACCAAACAATTACGAACGATGGGGAATGGCTGCGGCGATCCCTGGCCTGCAACTGGCCATAGATCAATTGCAGGCGTATCTCGACCGGATACGCGCGGCGGTGAACGGACTGGCGCAAATGGAAATCGCGGAGACGATTCCCGGCGAAGCGAAGAAACGCGGGCCGAAGCCGGGCAGCCTGGATCACGCCACGGCAAGCGAGCGGAATAAATCCTACTGGGCGAAGATGACGCCGGAAGAGCGCTCGAAGGAAATGGAGCGCCGTTATCTGGTGTCCATCGGCAAAGCGCCATCAAAGGCCGAGCAGCCATGGCGGCGAAAGCAGGCGGGAAAACGGGGACCGGCGCGGCGCTACCGACAGGAGGACGGCGCGAAATCCACGAAATCGAAGTCGCTCACTCCGAAGGCGCGCAAAAAAGTGGGCGAGGGCCAGCGCGCGGCCTGGGCGAATTACTCGCCAGCAGAACGCCAGCGGCGGATTAACGCGGCGCTGGAAGGCCGCGAGCACGCGAAGCGGGTGCGGGCGGCGCAACAGGCGGCGAAAACGCGCAAGGCGAACAAGACCGAAGCCGGACCGCAGGTGGTGGCGGCATGACCGACCGCAAATACACCGCGCTTTCCTCGCGCGGCTATAACATGCTGCGTTACTTCGTCACGGAAGTTTCGAAGGATCACGTCTCAATCGACGAAGCCCAGCATCTGGACCAGCGGCCATTCCGTTCCATGCTGATCCGGAAATGGATCGCGTATACGCCGGGCAAGGGCTTCCACGCGACGAAGGAGGGACGGGACGCATGGCGCAGTTACGAAACGCAGTCCATTTTGCGCTCGGAAGGATTGTTTTTGCGGCCACTGACTTCCTACTTCGACGCAAACGCCTATGGACTCAAACCACAGCGGGAAAAAAAAGAACCGGCGCGGGCCAGTAACGTCCGCGAATTCGTGAAGCGGAGACACGTGGCGTAGGGCGTAAATGATCCGCGTCCGCGCCTGGCAGAACCGGCGGCTGGTATTCGACGCGCCCGCGCCGGACGTGGAACATTCGGGCGCGATCATGGGCGAGGCGGTCGCGTCCATCCTGAATCTGCTCGAACCGCACCTGATTGAAATCGACTTCGGACCGGGCGCTGAACCGGCGCGCTATCTGCGCATCGGTTCGGACGCCAGCATGATGATCGATCCGATGGAACTGAACCTCGACGATGGAAAACCACCCAACTAACAACATCAAAAAGACCCATAACATCGGCGAAGTGCTGGAGGCGATGTTATCCGATCTCGAAAACAACGCGGCGCTGGCCCATGAAGCCGGTGTGGATCTGAACGCAACCCATGACGGCGGCGTCGCGGAATCGAATAGTATCCACCGGCTGAGGACCGCGCTCGAACGCGCCGGGATGCTGGTTCGCAATGCGCTGGTACTGATCGAAATGCTCGAATCGCGGCATGAATGAACGCGCGAAGATGTATCGTGCTCAAACTGCTCATCGGGCGCGAGCTGCTTCCCTCCGAACTCGAACCGCCCTGCGTGGTGTGGAAGGATGGCGCCTATGTCGCGTGGGTGATCGACGTCTCGCCCGACGAAGTCGTGCTGTGGGCCGGGATTCCAAAGCACGTCTTCCGGCTGCGCCGCAAAGGCGAATCGCTCGCCGACGAGGAAGGCGAAGTCCGGCTCTACGAATATCGGGGCTGATTCAAATTGACCGCTTGCGCTCGCGGTTACGGTAATCGTGGAGCTGGTGCGGCTGTGGCGGCGCTGAGATGTAATCTGAAAGACCGATGGGCGGGGCCGCCACCGGCGAGCGCGAAGTCGAGGCCATCTGGACCGTCGAGGTCTATATCGACGACATCTGGCTTCCCTCCGGACAGTTTTGTCTTATTCGCGAAGAGGCGGTGAAGAAAATGCGCCGCTGGATTCGCGCGGACAAGACGGTGAAACGCGAGGCGCGGTATCGCGTCACGGAATGGCGGCGGAACGGGAGTTGAAATGGACGCGGAATTCATCCTGCGCGAAATCGCCGAAGTGGTCATCATTGTCGGCCTCGTGATCGACTGCATCCTGCTCTGGCTGAATGACCGGCGCCAGTCGCGCATCGAGGAAATGCTGCGCCTGCGCAACCCGCGCTGAATCGCGATAGCATTCTCCCAGACGCCACCATGGGCCGCGCGCCGGTGGCTCTCGGCGGAGCGCGGCCTCGCCTGAGCGCCCGCGCGGGCCTCCAAACTTCAACCGCGCGGGCGCTTTCGCGTCTATCATCGATTCGTGACTATCCCCGGCGCGATTGGCCAGCTGCTGCCCGTCTGCTGCGTGACTGTCGCGGAAGAAACGGTTACGCTCGATCCCGCGTTCATCGGCGGCCTCGGGCCGGTAGCTTACGCCGCTTTTCGCTGGCCCAATGCGGCGCGAACGTCGCAGGCGACGCCGGTTTACACCGGCATGGGCGACTCGGCCAGCTCGGCCTCGGTCACGATCAACGTTCCGGCTGTCGGGCGTCTGATCGTCGCTTATGTCTATGCCTGGCAGGACACGCCTTCGGGCGGGCGAACGCAGCCGACGCCGCAATCCGTTACCGATAATCGCGGGAACGCATGGACGATAGCGAGCGGAACCTATGGCGGCTCGGCATGGCACGCCACGCCGACCCTCAACGCCTCGGTTCTCGTCGCGTATGCGGTGGCGGCTTATTCCGGCAATACCGTCATCACCGTGAGTTTCGTTCCCGGCGGCGGCTGGAATGAAGTCTTTCTCGCGGCCTCGACTTATTCGGGCGATGGCCCGGTCTCGGTCACGGCGCGCGTCGCCGGGATGGGACAACTGCCGTTCGATGCTTATGCGGGCGATCTCGCGGCGGGCATTCAGTTCGCGCGCCCCGGAGGAACGGGCACCGCGAACATCACCGGCTTCCGCTCGCCCTGGCTTTGCGAAGCGGTGTATTCCAACGTCGGGACGGGCGGCTCGACCAACTGCGCGGCGTATCTGCCAACCGTCATCGCGGCGGCTTACGCCATCGTTCCCGCGCCTGTGGGGCCGCCGGTCGCGTTCGCGCTGCGCATCAACGCGGCTGGACCCGACTATCGCGACTCGCGCGCGAACGACTGGCTCGCGGACCGCTATTACATCGGCGGCAATGAGTGGCAGTTCGGCGACGCCATCGCCAACACCGCCGATCCCTTCCTGTTTCAGTCGCTGCGCTGGGCGCAATCGTTCAGTTATCAGATCCCTTCCGTTGAGAATGGCAATTACGAAATCACCCTGCTCATGGTCGAGGACCATTCGTGGGCTGGCGTCGGCCATCGCGTCTTCAGCGTCCTCGTGGGCGGCCTCATGTACGACGAGCATGTGGATATCTACAAGCGCGCGGGCGGGGCCTTCAGCGCGCTCTATGGCGTCTATCCGGCGCGCGTGACGGCGGGCGCGCTCACGCTCGCCTTCACCGGCATTGTCATCGACGCCTCGCTCTCCGGGATTCAGATCGTCAAAGTGGAGAAACTTTCGCTGCGCGTCAACTGCGGCGGGCCGGGCTATACCGATCCGCGCGGCAATTACTGGCAGCAGGATCGCAGCTGGTACGGCGACACCGGCTCCTGGTCGAACGATCAACCCATCACCGGAACCGACATGCAGCCGCTCTATCAGACGAAGCGCTACAGCGTCGGCTGGATGAGCTGGATGCTCGCCGCGCCCAATGGCTGGTACGACGTGACCCTGCATTTCGCGGAACTGGTGGATGCAACCGCGCCCGGCGCGCGCGTGTTCAGCTTTACCATCAACGGCGGCCCGGCGGATTCGGGAAGCCTCCCGCCGACTGCAACCGGCTTCGATGTGCGGGCGCTCGCGGGCGCTCCGCGCTCGGCCATCCAGCGCACTTACCGGATCGAGATCACAGCCAGTCGCGTCGACATTCTGTTCAGCGGAACCCAGGCGAACGGTCCCATCCTCAACGCGATTGAAATGGTCGAGGCCGAAGCGCCGCCCGCGCCGCCGGGGCCGGTCGCTTACGTCCTGCGCGTCAACATCGGCGGCGGAGCGCAGAGTTACGGCGGCGTCGACTGGCAGGCCGAGAACACTGCCTGGTACGCGCAGTACGGAGGAATCCAGTCGACCACGCAGGCCATTCAGGGAACCACCGCGACCATGGGCCAGGCGCTGTTCCAGTCGAACCGCATCGGCTCGGGCGGCGTGATTGACTTGCGGATTCCGGTCCCGCCCAATGTCTACCGCGCGCGCCTGCACTTCGCCGAGATCGAAGCCGCCATCACGGCGGCGGGCCAGCGGCGTTTCTACATCCGCCAGAACGGATTCAATCCCTTCAATCTCCAGTTCTCGGGCTATACCTTCGAGGCCGACTTCGATATCTACGCCCGCGCGCCGGGACGTTATCAGGTCTACTCGGTTACGAGTCCGCCCCTGCGCGTTACCGCGTCCGGCTTCCAGCTGTTTCTTTCCGGCCTCGCCAATCAACCGGCGCTGAACGCGCTCGAAATCATCGAGGACGTCGAGGCCTTCGTGCCCATCCGCGTCAACTGCGGCGGCTGGGCCAACGCGGCGGAAGGCGACTATCCCAATCAGCCGGGCCGGGATTTCTGGGCCGACTACAGTTACACCGGCGGCGGGACTTACTTCGGCTCGGCGCCCGTGCTCAATCACGGCGGCTTGCAGGATATCTACCAGTCGGAACGCTGGGGCGTCTTCACTTACGAATTCCGCGTGCCCAACGGAACTTATAACGTGACCCTGAAGTTCGCCGAGATCGCATTTACCGCCAGCAACATGCGGCGCTTCAGCGTGTTGGTTAATGGCGCGCTCGCGATTGACAATCTGGATGTCTGGGCGGCGGGCGTCGCCATCTCGGGCAACACCCAGTTTCCGACTGCGGTGGATCGCGTCATCACGGTCGCGGTCACGGACTACCGCATCAAAATCGAAATGGTTCCGATCCTTGAGAACCCGAAGCTGTCGGGCATCCAGATTCTCGCGGCCTGAGATTTTTTTTCGGAGGGGGCCGATGGAATGGCTGGTCGATTTCGCGGTGATTGTTTTTTGCCTGGGGCTGGTGATCTGGTGCGTCTGGTCGTGGCGCGCGAAATAAAAACCAGGGGGCCATGGGCATGAGCGCGCGCGGGCCTCGCCCCTGATTTTCAGGGGGGGCATGTGGATATGTCGCGGAAACCTCGCGTATAATTTGCGACAGGTTCAGGCGGTCGGACCTACAGAATTTCAAGCGGGACCGGGTGCTCGGAGTTTTTTATGGGGAGCGCGCCGGTTTTGCATCGGGGATCGTCCAGCATTTTCAGGCCGGGCCTCGCCCGTTTTTTGCGGGGCCTGCGCCGCGCTTTTTCACCGGGGCGTCCGCTCCATTTTCGTACCGGGCTGTCTGCTTTTTTGCGGGAGGCTGCGCCTGTTTTTCGCGGGGGCCTCGGCGCGTTTTTCGCGGGGGCCGCGCTCTCTTTTCGCGAGGGGCCGCGCCCTGTTTTGAACCGGGGCCTGCGTCCCGTTTTTGCGGGGAATGCCGCCTCTTGTTTGACGGGCGGGCCTGCGCTCGTTTTCGGAGGGGACTGCGTCCCGTTTTTGCGCCGGACGCGCGCGCGTTTCAAACGCGGGACGCGCGGCTTTTTTGAGCGGGCGCGTTTCGAATCGAGGGGCCTGTGGCTTTAGAGCGGTCCCGCGTCGCCTGCACCTGGCCCGGCTGCTACGCGGTGGCCGTCCGGCACGGGCGCTGCGAGGCGCATGTCGCAGGCATGCGGCGCGGCACCTACTACGGACCGCAGACGTCCAACGGCGTACGCCGCTTCCGTCGCATCCGGCTTGGATTCCTCGCCGCCAATCCGCTTTGCGTCGAGTGCGCGAAGCGCAATATCCTCGAACCTTCCACAGTCCTCGACCATAAGATTCCCCATCGCGGCGACGTGGATCTGTTCTGGGATTCGAATAACTGGCAGGCTTTGTGCAAGCCGTGCCACGACCGGAAGTCGGCCAGGGAATCGGACGCCGGAATCCGTGGAGAGAATCATGCGCGCTGACTCTGACCAGGATTCCTGCGTGGAATACGCGGCGAGGATTCGCCAGGATGTTACCGGCTCGATCCCGATCCTTCCCTGGTCCTCCCGGCCCGACTCCCTCCCGGCCTGCCCGCGTCCGTCCCTCGCGCGCGGCGCCGAACTGAATCGCGCGAAACGAAATCGAATTGTGAAATCGAATTCATTCGAATCGCGAATCGATTCCGTTCGTTCGCGCTCGAATCGCTCAGGCGTTTCGGAAGCGTCAAAGCCAAATCGGATTCAATCCGTTCGCATCGCCGACTCGAAGTCGCGCGACGAAATCGAGATTGCGAATTGTAATTCGAAAACAAAATTCGAAAAACGAAAGTTGACTTTGCGTTCGCGCGCGCCGAAGCCGCCGAAGCTGGCGCGCCGATCCGACGAAGGTTCGCCGCCAGCTTGCCGACTGCCCGAAGTTCCCCGGAACCCAAACCTCGCCGCACTCGCCGAGCTGGCGCGAACTCGTCGCGTCGAAGCTGAACTCAAGTCTCGAACTCGCGCGCGAGCTGAATCATCGTTCGCTTCACGTTCGCTTCGTCGAAGTGAAAGCCGAGCGGTCGCGCAAATCCCTCGACCGTGGGGGGGGGCGCCAAACTTCCGCGCGCGGCCTGGAGAGCGCCCGGCGCGCGCGTGCGCGCAAAGTCGATAAGTGATTGAAAAGTAAAACTTTTTCATGTCCAAAACGGCCAAGCCAACACTGATGCACCTGCTGGAGGGCACGTATGCGGCGACGAAGCACGGAAAGCGGCGCTTTGAGCCGATCCCGGCGGGCGAGCTGGGCGAGCCGCTGGAGCGCTGGCCTGCGGGCGGCGTCGAGCGGGCCGAGTGGGCGTGGGCGCTCGCGAGCTGTCCGGTGGGAATGCTGCGCGCGACCGACCGGCGAATGCTCATTGCGTGGTGCGATCTGACGGCGGCCTATGAAGCGGCGGTGAAACACGGGAAATCACCGCTACCGGCGCTCGAAAAGCTGATGAGTCTGAGCGGAAAGCTGGGCTTCACGCCCACTTCGCGCACGCAGATTCAGACGGCGCAGCCGCAGACGGCCACGGCGGATGACGACTGGGCGAAATTGAAGGCCAAAACGGGCTGATAGCGATGCTCGCGAGTGCGACGTACACGGATCGGGCGCTCGAATACGCGAATCAGACGGTCGCGGGCGGGATTCCGGCGTGCAAATGGGCGAAACTCGCGTGCCAGCGGCAGATTGACGACCTCGCGCGTGAAAAAAGCGACAAAAACTGGCCTTTCTGGTTCGATTCCGACGCAGCCAACACGGTTTGCGACTTCATCGAGCACTTTTCCCACGTTCATGGCGTGTGGGCGCGCAAGCAAATGCGGCTGCGGCTCGAACCATTCCAGATTTTCATCGTTTCGACGGTCTTCGGCTGGAAAAAGCGCGAGCAGAAGACGCGGCGCTTCCGCGTGGCCTATATCGAGATCCCGCGAAAGAACGCGAAGTCGACATTAACGAGCGCGGTCGGGCTTTATCTGCTCGCGGCGGACCGGGAACCGGGCGCGCATGTGGTATCGGCGGCGGTCACGCGCACTCAGGCCAAGATTGTATTCGCGGACGCGCAGCTGATGGCGAAGCGCGAGCCTGCGTTCCTGCGCCAGTACGGCGTGCAGGTGCGGGCGCACGCCATCACGCAGCCTGCGACCGGCTCGAAGTTCGAAGCCATCTCGGCGGAGTATCAGAACCTCGACGGGCTGAACGTGCATGCGGCGCTGATCGACGAACTGCACGCGCACGATACGCGCGGCGTGTGGGACATCCTCGACACGGCCACCGGCTCGCGCGCGCAGCCATTGATCTGGGCCATCACCACGGCGGGCGTCAATCGCGCCTCGGTCTGCTGGGAACAGCGCGGCTATGTGACGGAAATTCTCCAGCGCATGCGCGAGGACGATAACTGGTTCGGCATCATCTACACCATCGACGACGGCGACGATTACTTCGTCGAGGAGTCGTGGAAGAAAGCCAATCCGAACTATGGCGTCTCGATTTATCCCGATTCGCTCAAGAGCGAGGCGCGTCTCGCCCAGCAGTTGCCGAGCGCGCAGACCGCGTTTCTGACGAAGCACCTGAACGTATGGATCAACGCCGAGCATTCGTGGATCGACGTCCGGCGCTGGGAGGCCTGCGCGGACAAGGCGCTTGAGATCGAGGACTTTGCCGGGGAAGCGGCCTTCGTCGGCATCGACCTCGCGCAGCGCTCGGATATCGCGGCGGTGGTGATCCTGTTTCCGCCATCGGCGGCGCGGTCCGACTGGGTCGTCTTTGGCCGTTACTATCTGCCCGAGGCCGTCGTCGAGCGTTCCGAGAACACGCATTATCAGGGCTGGCGTCGCATGGGGCGGCTCACGGTAACGGATGGCGACGTGATCGACGACGACTTCATTCTCGAAGACATCGTCGAGTGGCTGGAGGCTTACGACGTGCGCGAGATCGGGCACGATCCCTGGCGCAGCCAGTCGCTCAAAAACTCGCTGATCGCGCGCGGCGTTCCGGAAGAAAAGATCATCGCGGTGCGCCAGCAGACGAAGGTTCTGAGTCCGAACATGATCGACCTCGAAGCCATGATCCTGAAGCGGCAGATCCGGCACGACGGCGATCCCATCATGACCTGGATGATGTCGAACGTCGTGACGAAGCGGGACGCGAACGATAACCTGCATCCGCGCAAGGCCTCGGACGACAAGAAGATTGACGGCGTACTGGCGCTTTTGATCGCGCTCGACCGGGCGCACCAGGATATCGAGGGCACGCCGGATTTCTCCGAAGGGCTTTACGTGATATGACGGCGACTGCGGAGCGAACGGAAAGGCTCACCGTGCGGCAACGCCTCGCCACGCTGCTCGGCAATGCGGCGGCGCGCGTGGGTGGACGCCAGGCGCAGGCCACGGTCGTGCCCATCATGGGCGAGGCGGCGAACGGCGCGGGCCAGGCTTCGGGGGCCATGCGCTCGGCGGCGGTGTGGGCCTGCTGCCGCATCATCTCGATGTCGATCTCGACTCTGCCGGTCTCGCTTTACCGCATCACGCCCACGGGCAAGGAGGAGGCGCGCGACCATCCGCTGTTCCGTCTGCTCACCGCCAATCCCAATCCGCAGATGTCGATTCACCAGTACTGGCAGGCGACGCTCATGCATCTGCTTTTGTGGGGCAACGCCTACACCTTCATCGACCGGATCTCGGATGAAGTGATCGCGCTCTGGCCGCTCGCGCCCCAGCGGGTGCGCGTCGACTTCCAGGGCGAGCTGCCGATCTATCGCTACACCACGCGCAGCGGGCAGACGCGCATCGTCGATCCCGACAGCCTGATTCACTTTCGCGTGTTCACGCTCGACGGCATGATGGGACTCTCCGTACTCGACTTCCATCGCATGACGACGGAGTTTGAGTATCTGATGAGTCAGTACGCGCAATCGATTTACATGAACGGCGGACAGCCGGGCGGCGTGCTCGAATATCCGAAATCGCTCACGCCGCAACAGAAGACCGACATCGCGGAGAGCTGGCGGCGGGCGCATGGCGGGCCGCAGAACGTGGGCCGCATCGCCATTCTCGAAGGCGGCATGAAGTACACGCCGCTCGCGATCCCGCCCGATCAGCTCATGTATATCGACGAAAAGAAGTTCACCATCGAACAGATCGCGCGCCTGTTCGGCGTCGCGCCGCATTTGATCGGCGCGCTCGACAAACCCACTTACGCCTCGGTTGAGCAGCAGTCGATTGAATTCGTTCGCTACACCATCAATCCCTATGTGGTTTCGCTCGAACAGTCGGTCGAGACGGCGCTGCTCGAAGCGGGCGCGCTTGCGGGCGAAGGCGTGGTCTATCGCTTCAGTCTGCGCGGCTTCGAGCGTTCGGACATGACGACGCGCTATCGCGGCTACGCCACCGGGCGGCAGTGGGGCTGGTTGAGCGCAAACGAGATCCGGCGCGATGAGGACATGAACGAGATCCCCGGCGGCAATGCTTTTCTTTCGCCGCTCAACATGCAATCGGTCGGCTCGGGCGCGCAGCATGAGCCGCA